TGGCGTGAGATTTCCATGGCGGCTCTCAATGCCCAGAACATCACTGAAACCACTACGCTGGACAACCCACAGCAGATGTCTGATACGGTATTCAGCATCACACCATCCGTCACTGGTATCCAAACCCTGGTGACTGACCGTGTTGCTTCCCGCATCAACTCGCAGGCTTATGCCCAGCTTGGTAGCCTCGCACAGAACGCCATCCAGCGGAAGAAAGACGAAGACGGCCTCACTGTCCTTGATGGTGCGACCACTTCCCTCTCTGGTGCTGGAACCACCCTCGCATCTGGCGTCATTGCGGCGGCGGCTTACCGAATCAGTAGCAATGCGACTGAGCCTGGTAACCCACCTTATCGGTGCGTACTCCACGGCTTCCAAATCAAAGACCTCTATGACGAACTGACTGCTGGCGTAGATACCGCAGAGCGTGCAGACATCTCTGGTATCACAGCACGTGTGTTCCAAGAAGGCTTCCGTGGCAAGATTGCGGGGGTCGAAGTCTTTGAAGATGGGAATATCACCATCGACGGTTCCGATGATGCCAAGGGCGGCGTGTTCGCTCAAGAGGCCATCATCATGGTACAGGGACGCGCTCCTCGTACCGCCACGGTTCGCCGTGAGGACATCGGTGGTGGCGCTACCGTGGTATATCTCTATGATGAGTATGCCTACGGTGAGCGGAGTGCAGGGAACTGGTTGTTCGAGGTCTACTCGGACGCTACTGCACCTACTTCCTAGTGAATATACGGCGCACCATATGGTCTGAGGCCCACGGCCCCATACCTAAAGGGTGGGTCGTACATAATCTGAATGGTCAACCTGCGGATGTGCGGCTGGAGAACCTGGCCGCCGTCCCCAGGGATAACATATTCCTGGCAACCGCTCCCTACAGGGTGCGAATACGAAACTTAGAGCTACAGCTCAAACAAGCAGGAGAACAACATGGCACAAGGTAGTGACAGTAGATTAATGATTGACGAGGACTTCTATGGTGCGGCATCTACGTTGGCCGCGACCACTGCTCCTCCGATAGCCCTTGGAAGTCTGAACGTAGTTGGTCAGGGTATCGCAGAGACCGACTCTGGTGCGCCTCGCATGGACTCCGATGGCCTTAATGGTGTGATACAACTCACCACGACCAACGAGGATGTCCACGCCGCTGGCTTGCAAAGCGCGACCATGTTCGATGTGGGCCTTATGGGAAGCATCGTCATGGAAGCACGGGTACGCCAGGCCGCACTCAATACAGGTGAGGTCTTCATCGGTTTCTCTGATGTGAACACTGACCTCGCTATCATCGAAGGCGCTATCTGTCATGGTGATACCGTCACCGTCACACTTACTGCTTCCGACTTGGTCGGGTTCCTGATGGCATCAGACCTTACCGACAACAGTGACTGGCACGGTGTATACAACGGTGGGACTACCACTGGAGAGACTGTCTCCACATCACTGGACTTCGATGCTGGCGCTACCGCTGGTGAGTACCAAGTCCTGCGCTTGGAACTATTCCCCAACGGCACCGTAGAATGGTGGGTTGACGGAGTATTGGAGCAGACCGTTACTGGTGCAGTCTCCACTTCCGTAGACCTATGCTTGAACGTCATAGTGGAGTCCAAGACCACTGCAGTCAAAACTATGGATGTTGATTACATCAGGGTCTGGGCCAACCGCGACTGGACTGTCTAAGGATAGCTACGAGTGACTACTCGTAGAGGGTTCCGATACGATAGTAGCCGTTCACGATTAGAAGTAACTGTGGACGGCACTGTCGTAGCGGTCTTCAATAATATCGCTCCTAGTCTATCTCTGACATCACCGCTGGAGGTTGACTCTGGCGGCACTGGCTTAGATAGTCTGAACGACCATTTCGTACTACTCGGCTCAGGGACTGATGCCATTACTCCTGTCACCCCCGGCACCGCCGGGCTTGTGTTAACAAGTAATGGCACAAGTGCTGACCCAACTTTCCAAGCTGCGTCAGCTGGTCATAGCTTAGGAATGGCAATGGTTGTGGGTGGTTAAGGTAGGTGTGACCTAGGTCACAATGACAAAACTTATATCAGCAACGGTAGAAGTACACCTTGATGAGCCTGCATTCAATCTGACTGAAGTCAACCTACAGGCTCCAGATAATAGTGGTTGGCGTAGGTATCAGATAATCGCCGTGGTGCGGGGCGAACGCATGGCTGAATACCGTGAAGACCTTGGGCCTAAGGAGAGCTTCACGGCTGATGCCTTCCGTATACCAGGCGGCGTATGGGATGCAAGCACTCGCAGGATGGAGATACTACATAGTGTAGGAGAGTTACGGGAGATAGCAGAGTATGTGCGGCTTGGCCCAACAGTCAAGCCAGACATTCAGCCCCGTGATTTGATAGGGGAATACCAAGACCACATGGATAGATTAGTAACGGTATCTAAGGAGAACGGCTTATGACCACAGATAATAGGATGGCTGTCGAACTGATGGAAGAAGCGGAGCCAGCACCTGAGCCTGGTAACTTCGATAGACGGAAAGTCATCCACTCGCCATCTGATGCGTTTCCTCTGGACATGCAGGTAGCGTCCCTGGAATCGGCAGGCTACGTATATGTATATGATACGGAGAATGGTGAGCGCTCAGTGGTTAACCGCAATATGCTGGAGACTCAACTTCAAAAGTTAAGGGAAGACGGCACGCGGTACTTCACTACGGTCAAGCCTGACGTAGAACCCAAACGTGGCACACTCAAGTGCCTACTTCACCAAGATGACCCTTCAAGGGGGCAGTATGATATCTGGGGTTTTCCGACTTGTAACAAGTCCAATCTCATTTCTGAGTTCCAAGTTAACAGGCACGTCCAAATCCGCCACAGAATGGAGTGGCAAACAATCTACGAAGAACGCGAAAGGCAAGAGAAAGAACAAGACCGACAAGACCGTGAGGACGAAAGAAGATTCCAGCGCGAACTCCTCGGTATCGCAACCCAAGGCCGACAGCAAACCCAAGCCCCAAGAACCGATGACGTCAGCATCTCAGGAACCGTCATCTACAACCCCTGCGACTGTGGTGGACAAGTCAGGGAAGGATACGTAGCACAGCATACTCGCAGTAAGAAACACCAGAGGTGGGAGAAGAAGAATGGCACACAACACAGTTGATACGACAGTCCTGACCTCTGATGGAGCGGTCAGTTCCAACCCAGGCAAGGTCTATTGGGTGCTTGTCTCTGCCGCCGCTACTGGCGGGGCATGGCAACTCAATGACAGCACAGATGATGGCGGCACCGACCTCGTAAGTGGGGTTCAGGCGGCTAACACCAGTCAGTTCCTTCGTTTCGGTTCAGAGAACGAAGGAGCTTTGGTGTTTAACACAGCCATATATGCTGACATCCCTGGAAGTAACATCACATTGACGGTGGGATATCACTGATGGCTAACGAACTAAAGCATAAAGACCCAGGCAGTGAACTGACTCAAGCTGAGTACATAGCCAGTGATGGCACAGGCCATGTATTTGATTCACAGGCTACAGGCGACATACTTTACGCCTCTTCGTCTACCGTGCTATCTCGCCTTGCTAAAGGTTCTGATGGTAATGTGCTTGAGCTTGCTTCAGGCTTGCCTGCATGGACAGCCTCTCCAACCATCGGGTCTACCAGTTGGGGCAACGCTAACCACGCGCACGCCGCAAGCAATAGCGGTGGCACGATTGCCATCACATCGACAACAGGGACACTTGCAGTCGGTAACGGTGGTACTGGTGCAACCACACTCAATAACCTAATCACGTTAGGGACACATACCACTGGCAACTATGCGGCGACGGTAGCCAACGCCACTAACGGCGGAACCACTATCGCTAACAGCGGTTCAGAGAGTGCGGCAATCACCGTGGCATTAAACTTCAATGACCTAACGGCGGCGGCTGTCAACGTAGCCGCTGATAGCATCCCGTTCCTTGATGCTGATGGAACTGCAACTAGAATCGAATCAATCGCCGACCTAGCCACCGCAATGGCAGGTGCAAACTTAACTGCCTCAAGTGGGCAGTTAGTGGCAGGTGCCGCTGGCGCGAGTCTTGGGCTTGTAGTCGCACTAGGAGGATAGATGGCTGAAACACTGAAATCAAACTTTGAAGTCTCTAACGGGACGACAG